TACAATCGGTATTTCTTCTAGAGGTACAGGATCGGTACAACAGACCAATGAAGGACATTTAGAAGTACAAGATGATTTCGAATTAGTATGCTGGGATTTTGTGTCAAATCCTTCTACCCATGGAGCTTTTATGAACCCAGTCCATTTAAATGAAGGAAAAGCACCTATAGACAAATTTGCTAAAGTACATAATATTATAAATGATATATTGAGAGCCTAGTGCCGACTACCTTTCGATAAAAAAGCCCTTACAGAAATGTAGGGGTTTTTTGTTTTTGTAATTCGTATATATTTATATACAAATATACAGTTCCTTATACTGTATTCTCAAAAAAACTTTCCTATTGCGATTCTAAATAATCGTACCCAAACCAATTTATTATTAAAATGGCAAACAAAGATTTATTCAAGCAAGCTATTGCTGAAGCCAAATCTGTTCGTGAAGCCGCTATTGCTAACGCTAAAGAAGCTTTAGAAGAGACTTTAACTCCTCATCTAAAAGATATGTTAGCTGCTAAACTTCAAGAGATGGAAGAAAAAGACGTCAAAGAAGAAGAAGTAGTTGATGAAGCACAAGGCAATATCGATGCTCATGAAGAGAATCCTGCCGACCAACTTGAGGAAGAATTGACTTTCGAAGAGGAGGAAGGAGAAGAGGAATCAGAAGAATCTGAAGAAGAAGCTGAAGACGCTGAAGTAGAAGATGCTGAAGAAGAAGTAGAGGTTAAAGACATGGAAGTCGAAGACCTTAAAGACCTAATCCGAGACATTATCGCTCAAGAAATGGGAGCTGAAGAAGCTGGAGAAGAAATTCCTGGTGAAGAGCTACCTGCTGACGATATGGTTGGAGCTGAAGACGACGAAGAGATCGATCTTGACGAGCTTTTAAGAGAACTTGGAGAAGTAGAAGAAGGATCTCACAACAAAGATCACGACTCTATGGAAGAAGGTGACGAAAATGACGAAATAGACGGACACCTTTTTACCCAAGAAGAAGTTGAAGAAGTAAAATCAGGATACGGTGTTGGAACTATTGGTAAAGACAATCCTGTAGTAAATTTCATTAACAAGATTGCTGCTAAAGGCGGTGAGCTTGGAAAGGAAGCTATGGAAGTATTGCGCTATGCCGGAAGTTCAGCCGGTAAGGCAATGCGTAACGAGGAAGAAATCGCAGAACTTAACGAAGCTATTGAAACTGTAAACAGTCTTAAAGCACAGCTTCAAGAAGTTAACCTTCTAAACGCTAAATTGCTTTACGTAAACAAAGTCTTCAAGGCAAACAATTTAACTGAATCTCAAAAAGTAAACGTTATCGCTGCATTCGACAAAGCTGAGACAGTTAAAGAGGCAAAACTAGTATTCGAAACAGTATCAGAGAACGTAGTTGGAAAAGCTACAAAATCTAATATTAAAGAATCTAAGTTAGGTATGGCTAGCAAAGCTACTGGAACAACCGCTTCTAAACCAGAAGTAATTTCAGAAGTTAGCGATGCTGTAAAAAGAATGCAAAAATTAGCTGGAATTATTTAATAAACTTTTTAAATTTTAAACTTAATCATGGAAGTAAATCAATTATTAGAAGGTTCAAACAACTTCAAAAGCTTACAAGCTGATGCTGCTCGTTTGGCCGGAAAATGGTCTCAATCAGGTTTGTTAGAAGGTATTTCTAACGACATTGAGAAAAACAACATGGCTATGATCTTGGAAAACCAAGCCAAGCAAATTGTAGCCGAGCAAACTAACACAGGTACTGGAGGAAGTTTTTCTGCAGGACAAGGTGAGCAGTGGGCTGGAGTAGCTTTACCATTAGTACGTAAGGTATTCGCTCAAATCGCTGCTAAAGATTTCGTATCTGTTCAACCAATGAACTTGCCTTCAGGTCTAGTTTTCTTCTTGGACTTTAAATACGGAACTACTAAAAGTGGATACACTACCGGTGACAATATGTACGGTAACGTTTCTTCTTACGATAGCAAAATGGGAGTAGATGTGGATCCATCAGGAGGTCTTTACGGAGCTGGTCGCTTTGGGTATTCTATCAACTCTGCTTCTACTGCAGAAGCTTTGATTACTTTTGGAGCTGCCACTAGCGCCTCTATTGGATATCAAGACGGTATACTCCCTACAGATTACGTAACTGCCACTGTATCTTTAGCTGGTACTGAATTTGACAGTAAAGGTGTTAGATCATTTAGATTCCTTTCTGGATCAGATGACGTAACTTCTAACCCAGAATTCACTACAGTCTCTGGTAACAATGTTACTTTTGTAATTGCTGACTCAGTTCTTGCTCAACAAACTGATGTTTCAGGATCTGTAGTTTATAGTAAGCAACCTGACGACAATACAAGAGGTGATTTTGAAGACAGTGGAGCAACCCCAATCCAAATCCCAGAAATCAATGTAGATCTTGGATCTGAGGCTATTGTTGCTAAAACTCGTAAGTTAAAAGCACAATGGACTCCAGAATTCGCTCAAGACTTGAACGCTTACCACAGCATCGACGCTGAGGCTGAGTTAACTTCATTGTTGAGTGAGTACATCTCTATGGAGATTGATCTTGAGATCCTTGATATGTTGATTCAAGATGCTGCTACAACTGAGAAATGGTCAGCTGAGAATAACAAGATATGGAACGGATCTGCATGGTCTAATTCTACATCTGACTTCTACAATACTCAAGGACAGTGGTTCCAAACTCTTGGAACTAAAATCCAAAAAGTATCTAACAAGATTCATCAGAAGACCCTTAGAGGTGGTGCTAACTTCCTAGTATGTTCTCCAACAGTTGCTACTATCCTAGAATCAATTCCTGGATATGCTGCTAACACTGACGGTGATCAAATGGATTTTGCATTTGGTGTTCAGAAAGTAGGACAATTAAATGGACGTTACAGAGTATACAAAAACCCATACATGACTGAAAACTCAATCCTTCTAGGATACAGAGGTTCTCAGTTCTTGGAAACTGGTGCTGTATATGCTCCGTATATTCCATTATTGATGACTCCTCTAGTATACGATCCTGAAACCTTCACTCCTCGTAAAGGTATCATGACTCGTTACGCTAAGAAAATGTTAAGACCTGAATTCTACGGTCGCGTTTTCGTAAGTGACTTGGCTACTGTATAAGGATTTATACTAATTAGTTGATAAGAAAGAGGCCTTCGGGCCTCTTTTTTTTTTGTTTATATACTTTATTTTTCTGATATTTATATATAACAACTAAAACGTTATTATATATGCCTTCAAACCACCATACGGACGACGTGTTCGTTCAGAAAAGAAGACCAAAATCACCCATTAAATTTAACGTACAACTCAACGACGAGCAAAAACAAGCAAAAGCCTTAATATTAGAAAGCCCGATCACGGTACTAAAAGGAATGGCCGGTTCAGGTAAAACCTTAGTTGCCACCCAAGTAGCTCTAGATATGCTCTTTACTAGACAGGTAGAGAAGATTATTATCACACGTCCTACTGTGTCTAAAGAAGATATAGGCTTTCTACCAGGAGATATAAGAGAGAAGATGGACCCTTGGTTAGCACCAATCTATCACAATCTATATATGCTTTATAAAAAAGAAAAAGTTGATAAAGCTTTAGAGGATGGAGAGATAGAAATCGTTCCTTTTGCCTTTATGCGAGGTAGAACTTTTGTAAATGCTTTTGTAATTGTAGACGAAGCCCAAAATGTTACCCATAACCAAATGGAAACAGTTATTGGAAGACTTGGAAAAGGATCTAAGATGGTAATTTGCGGGGATCTTGCTCAAATCGATCTAAAAGATAAAAGAGAAACTGGATTTTCATTTCTTGCCCGTTTAGAAGAACAGGTAGAGGGGTTTAAAACAGCCTCTTTAGAGTATAATCACAGACATGATATCGTTGCTCCAATCCTAGAAGTATATAAAACATTCAGAGATTAATAGCTATTTATTATAAAACTGTATTAAATGGCTAATATTACTATATGGGACGGTACAGCTACCTTTAGTGCCGGAATGACCCCATTTGGATTCTACGACAATGACCCCGACTTCCAAGTAGATGCAGTTAAAGCTGCAAAGTTCTGTGGTACAAGGTTAGGTTTTCCGTTAATGGACGTGGAGCTTCAATCAGGCTCTTTCTTTGCTTGTTTTGAAGAAGCTGTTTCTACTTATGGCAATGAAGTCTTTCAATATAAAATTAGAGAAAATTACTTATCTTTAGAGGGAGCTTCTACGGGAAGTGCTGCTAATAAAAAACTTATCAACCCTACTTTAGATAGAATTGTAAATATAAGTAAAAATTACGGTACTGAAGCAGAGGTAGGGGGATTCGTAACAAGGTATACAGGATCTATACCTCTTACATCTTCTGTTCAAGAGTATGATTTAGATGCTTGGGCAACCTCTCAAGAAATTGAAGGAGGAATAGAAATAAGAAAGGTATTTTACGAAGCACCTCCTGCTATTCTAAGGTATTTTGATCCTTATGCTGGTACTGGAACAGGATTGCAATCTTTAATGGACGCTTTTGACTTCGGATCTTACAGTCCAGGAGTAAACTTCCTTTTAATGCCTGCTTCTTTTGATATGCTAAAGATTCAAGCAATTGAATTTAACGACCAAATCAGAAGATCGGCATTCTCCTTTCAGATAGTTAACAACAGGCTTACAATATTTCCGGTACCGAAAGAAAATGGCAGCTTAAGAATAGAATACTATAAAGTAGACGATAAGAAAGCAGCAAGTTTTTTAGAAGGAGCAGATTTGATTACTAATGTAGGAGAAGTACCGTATAATAACCCTAGTTACGAATATATTAACAGCGTTGGTAGACAGTGGATATTCAGGTATACCCTAGCTTTAGCTAAGGAATTACTAGCATATGTTAGAGGAAAGTACCAAACTGTACCGGTTCCTGGTTCAGAAGCTACCTTAAACCAGGCAGACTTATTAACTGATGCAAGATTTGAAAAAGAAGCTCTTCTAACTAACTTAAGAGAGATGCTAGATCAAACTTCTCGTAATTCTCAACTAGAAAGAAAGGCTAATGAGTCGGAAAACTTAAATAGAACCCTTAATGGTGTTCCAATGACAATTTTTATAGGATAATGAAACTTAAAAACATTATATCAGAAATAGAATTTTCAATTTACCAGGCGATGGTAAGAGTAGGACATTCTGAAGACATTACTGTACAGGATGTAGGAGAAATGTTAAGAGCTATACCAGGAGTATTGACCGTAAGCCAGGTATCACACGATTCTAACAATAATACTGCTATAATGAAAGTTAAAATACTAACAACTAAACCACCAAGCGAGGCTTTTGCTTCTTTTAAGAACACATCGATACAGAGAATACCTGAAGTTAAAAAAATAGAAGTTGCAGAAAAAACTATAGAAAAGAAAAAATAATATATGCTTTTTGGATCTAACAGAGATTTCAATCTCTTGGTTAATATTAACCGGGAGTTATTAAAAGACATAATAGAACAAGAAGTTGGCTATTATAAACTCTCTTTAGACGATACTCAAGCAAATATATACGGGGAATCTCTTGAAAAAATATATTTAAACCCTGTAAAACTCAATTGTTTAATAACTAGAGGTGATCAAGTAATAGACTTAGATGAATTTGGACCAGATTTAGGTCGAAATGTATCTTTTGCCTTTATAAGAGAAGATTTAGTAGATGCAAACACCGTACCTGAGGTAGGGGATGTAGTGATGTGGCATGAAGATTATTACGAAGTAGATACAGTACGAGAGAACCAATTATTCTTAGGTAGAGATAAAAGCTATAACATTGCCTCATACGGTTCAAACTTTGGATCTTCAGTATCAATCATAGTAGACTGCCACCTGACAAGAGCAGATAAAGTAGGAATAGTACAAGTACGTTAAAATGGCCGAGAGAAACAAAATATTACCTAAAAGACAGTCTCAACTCTCACAGGAGTCAATAGATACGTATAATAATGCGCCAAAACAACCTACTCCTGATGATTTAAAGAAGAATAGAGGTTATAATACTTCGTTAAAAGATGATGATGTTAAGCAATTTTCTGTTGGATTAAGAGATATTGATGAAACTATCGTATATTACTTCAATAATGTAATTAAACCATCTGTTATCCAGAATGGAAAGAGAATAGCTGTGCCAGTCCTCTACGGATCACCAGAAAGGTGGGCTTCCGTACAAAAAGACGGGTATTATCGCGATAAAAACGGTAAAATACAGACTCCTCTTATAATGTTTAAGAGAGATAGCATAGAAAAGAACAGGTCTTTAGGAAATAAGCTAGATGCTAACAATCCAAACAACTTTTCTATTTTCAAAAAGAAGTTTTCACGTAAAAACGTATACGATAAGTTTTCGGCCTTAACCAATAGAGAGCCTGTTGATGAATACTACGGCGTTATTATACCGGACTATGTGAATATTAGCTATTCCTGCATAATCTTTACAGAATATGTAGAACAGATGAATAAAATAGTAGAGTCTATTAACTTTGCCTCGGATGCCTACTGGGGAGATCCTAATAGATTTAACTTTCGTGCTATGATCGACACTTATACTACTACAACTGAGTTAAATCAGGGTCAAGACCGTACAGTTAAAACATCTTTTACAATAAACCTGATGGGACACATTATACCAGATACTATTAACGCATCAATTGCTAGTATGAATAAGTTTTATTCTAAGGCAGCAGTAAGATTTACCTATGAAACAACCGGATCTATAGATAGATTAACTTAAACTAAGAGAAGTACCAATGGCAAAGTGGAAATTACTTTTAGTATCCGGTTCTAGAATCTCACAACTATACAATGATGTAGGGTATGTAACTTCTGCCTCAGGCTCAGGCGGAGGACCTGCTTTTGCTACAGCTTCCTTTAATGGAACCGATATTCTTGCAGATGGAGTAGGAGCTACCCTAAACTTTGCCTCTCAATCAGGTGCCGGACTTATTATTCAAGCAGATTCCGGTACAGATACCCTTACTTTTAAAGTAGATTCAGGATCAGTAGTATTTAGTGGTTCAGATGCCGCCTTAAATTCACTATATGTAACAAATGCTGTTACAGCTTCTGCTCTTTCCTCTTCTTATATAGATTTTACTTCTTTAGCAGCTGTAGATGTACCACCTTATAGAGATGGTAGGTTATTTTACGATCAGGAAAACGGATCCCTATCCTTTTACAACGAAGAAAGTGAAATTACCTTACAGATTGGTCAAGAATTTTATAAAAGAGTTTATAATAACTCTGGAGATGTTATTTCTAACGGCACACCCGTAAGAATATCAGGTTCTCAAGGAGATGTGCCTTATATCTGGCCGGCTTTTTCAAGAAATATCTACAGCGGTTCTTATGATGCACAGGAAAATAAGATAGTAGGTATTGCCACCCATAACATACCTGACAACTCAGTAGGGTATGTTACAGAATTTGGTGTAGTAAGAGGAATTAATACTACAGCATTTGCTGCTGGGGATCAATTATTCCTACAAACAGGATCGGCAGGCT